CAAACTTACACCGACAGAACCAGCCGACACCCGAAGCGACATTGTGGGATACCCCTAAAGGGGTATACCCCACCCGACATGTCGCCTCGTGTCGTGTCCAGAAACGACATACTACGACATGTCGGGCAATGTCGGCTTGTCGGGTTTTTCTGTAACATGTTGATGTTGCTCTGTTTTCCATAAAACGTCGCCCTTGGCGGCTATGATTTTTGCCATACTGAGCGACGCAGCCGCTCTTTGGTACGTTCTTTCGCTGAATTTGTCGTCTCCAGCACACAAATGTCGGAAATACGCTAACCAGTCAGCGCGTCTGATACACAGTTTATCCGGCGGTATTCCGGGTGTTCCATAGCGCTTCCCGACTTCTGAGACCGCTAGGTCAAAGGCTTCTAGGGTGAAAATTTCGCTCTCTGAGAGCTGCTTTTTCTGTCTCTTTTTGCTGAGCTGTTTCTCACTGGGTTTAAGCCCTAGTGATACGATGTTCGGGTCTACTGGGTCGGTTAAAACCTTGACCATTTCGAAGTGAAACTCGATCCCGTCTTCGCTTTCCTTCTGCTTTGTCGTGGTCAGCTTTCCGGTCAGGTGCTCGCGGTCTTCCTCGTCTGATGTGCGCACGCATTCGAGTTCCGCGTCCACAGCACCGAGGAGCGCTGATGAGCCACGCATCCCTTTTGACTCGTCCTTACCGGCGTGGTGGACCACCAACACCGTGCATCCGAGCTGCGCGATCAGCTCACCGATCACCGCAATGAATTGGCTCATATCGCTTGAGCTGTTCTCGTCCCCGACAAAGTTACGGGCGAGCGTATCCACGACGATGAGCGATGGCGCGATGCCGAGTTCGCGGATCTCTTTGATAAGCTCTTGCATGTCTTCCAGCGTCGAGCTGAGATTCAGACTTCGCTTGATGAAATAGAGAGGCACAGACGGCTCTATCTCATGCGTGATGCGTGACGCGTCCGAGCGCTTCTTCAGCCCTGCTTGGCCTTCCCCTGCAATGTATAGGCATGTCCCTTGCGCGGTCGGCTTTCCGAATGCTGGCTGCCCCGCGGCGATCATCTGGGATAGGTATATGGCAACGAATGACTTGAAGCTGCCGGGCTTCCCGTAGATCGCCGCGAACGCTTTGGCTGGCACGAGATCCTCGATGAGCCACTGGACTGCCTCGTCCTTCAGCTCGTCCATGCGCAGAATCTCGATACGCTTCTTGGGGGCAGGAGACAGGGTGTCGCTGTTACCGGAAACGGTGGTGTCTGTAGCTACATTGTGGCTACGGATTTCCGATAGCTGTTCCGTGATGCTCTTTTCTCGTGGCTGAAGCGACCGGACGGCGGCAGAGTTATCCCCAGAAAAATTTGCTATTGCGTATAAAGCGAACGGGTCCACCACTTTCTGAGACAGGATGTCATGCGCCCCGTGATGCGAGTAAGTGACCCAGTCGCCGCGGCTTCCCTTAAACAGCATCACTCCTGCCGCGCCGGTCTGACTCGTTGGCGCAAGGTATCGGTATGCGTCGTTCCGCTTATCGTAATGGCTGAAGCGATAACCCATCGAGGCAAGAGTGGCTCGCATCCATTCGAGACCGTGCTGCTCATTGAATTGCGAGATCGTGGTGCTCGTCACCGGCGGTGCGGCTGCTTCGGTATTCTTGATCTGGTCGATGATTTGGTTTTGCTGTTCAGTCTCGCGCTGCCAAGAGACGGCGGTATCGATGTTGAAGATATATCCGTCGAGATGATCGCGATGGACAAAGCGTTCACGCTCTTCTTCTTTGCTGACGCGCGGGAGAAACCACGGCTGCGACCAGCGGTAGTTCTCGTTCACACCGTTAATCCAAATCTGACGCTTATGAAGTTCTGCGATAAAGTAATCGACAGCAGCGGTCAGTTCCTCTTGCGACTGCATCTTGCAAGGGATGAGGATTCTGTATTTCCAGAACGATACAACGCCATCAGATCCACGATTGCTGTGGCTCGTGTGCATGATGTGCGCGACGTTCATCTCCTTCAGCGCTTCATGCACGGTATGGAATGACGGTGCGCCGGTTAATATCTCACCTGTCTCTGGATCGATTGACGAGTCGCCATCAAGGATAATCAGTTCCGCTGATTGCAGGTTCTCGTCAGATCTTTTGCAGATTGAGAGATCGCCACCACGGATAAGGTATGACCCGTCCTTTGGACCAACACGCACATGCTTTAATCTGTCGCTCAACGCAGCGAGCGTATATCTGCGCGGCACGAGTGTTGTGTCCTTGAACCCGCCACCGGCAAACGCAAGCGACATCGTATAACTCGCGCTGTTGCTCATCTCTTTTGTTTCTTGTAGTGTCATCGATGTTACCCTTTGAATGAGAGGGTGTCCTCCCTGACTTCAACCCCCGCACTGGCTTCGGATGCCGGTACGGGGGTTTCTTTTTACTTAGAACTCATCGTCATCCTGAGTTGGTGCCGCAGCGGGAGTTGACTCTTGCTCTTCCGCTGAGAACCATTTCTCTTTCGGTGCAAGAGTGAAGTCGATCTGCACAGATGTGCCCTGACCAACCTTGATCGTTTTCACGGCATCAACCTTTAAGGTTGCGAGTTTACCGGCAGGGATTGCTCCTGCCTTCTTCGCAACATCTGCAACGAACTGCGTCCATGCGCGTGAGTTCCCTCTTGCACTACGGAATGGAGCGTCTCCGAATGACGCGTCCTTCGAGTAGATTGTCACATCTACTCCAGGCTTGTGGTCTGGCGATGGTGGGTTGCCCCATGCACCGTTGACCTCTTGCCAATCGACACCGGCAGCTCCGACCATCAACCAGCCCTGCTTCGCGTTAGCGATGTCTAATCCGAATACCTTCCCCTTCATGTCTACGGCAGACTTTTCACCATCCGCTGACGAGACAAAGAGAATGCCTGTGCGTGCGTCGAGACGCGCCCACGGTTTACCTGATGCTTGCTGTGGAAAGCTCAACATAATTACTCCTTCAGAGTTACTGATAGGTCAGACCGTGACCTTATGCGGATGAGAGTGGTTCCCTCTCTCATTAGGGATTCTGTGTTGCGCCGTACCACGCGATGAGCGCGGCATCGCTTCTTCCGTTGTCCTTCACCCGCGAAAAGTGTTGGGCAAAAGCTGGGAAGAGTTCCTGCGCGCGTTGCCGTGATCCGTCTTTGCCTGCACGCATCCCAGATGCCTTCTGCCATTTCTGCGGCGTGACATAAGAGATGGGTAGACGTAATGCAGCAATGATGCCTTCGATTGTCCCGACAGATCGACCGAATTGAAACATACTGCTGACACCTTGCCCCGGCATTGCACCGACCTTCTCAATCCAAACGTGATCCGGTTTCTCGTCTTCGAGATAGCGAGCTAGTATCTGCGCTGAGATTTCGTTCTTCTTCTTTCCGTTGCGCTCGACCGCGTGCACCGGCATATCAATCACTGACAGATATCCTTTCTCGATATCGAGTATCGCGATTGCGCCGCTTGCTCCCGGATCGATGCCGCAGATTTTCATTCTGTCACCGGCACTGGTATTGCAACGATAGTATAACCAAGCACTTTTGCTATTCGCATCAGCGTGTCAAAGTTCGCTGATCTGGTTTTGCGCGATATCTGCCACCAATGACTCGGAGTAAGACCTGCACGCGATGACAGTTCTCTTGTGCTCATTCCAGCCGTGATGCGCACACTCTCTAACTCGTCGATGATGTCATCCATTTACTTCACCTGCCACCCATGACGGAACAGAGAGCGTGACAATGTCGGGCGAGTAACCCTTCCACGCGTCAGCGCTCTTCGTTGCTTTATAGGCTTCCGCTGCAAGAGCCATCTTATGGCGACCAGCTTCGAGCGCCACGAAGTCGAGTTCGTAAATGCCGATGGCGAACGGTGCTTCTGTCTCCACTGCGATGAAGATGAAGTTGCGCTGCTCAGTGCCAGTGACATGGGCTAACCCGTCGAGATAGTGGGCAGCCTGCACGTAATACTTCAGCCCTGCCATCGTCTTAGCGAAACCATCAGGCGACGCGTCTTGCGTTGTCTTCAGGTCCACTATGAGGTCACCCTGTATCGCGTCCATGCGAGCCTTGCACGGCACACCGTGTTGATCCCACCGGAACGATTGCTCGACGCTCGCGCCTTTCAAGAGATCGTTATAGAGATGATGTGATCTCACTGCGTCTGCTGTTCTCTGCGCACGCTGGAAGTCATCCATATCAACGATCACTTTACCCGCGTTTGTCACTGCAAAGAGTTCAGCTTGTTGTTTCCCTGCTGTGGTGCGCTTATCGATTTTCGGCATCGCTGCAAAGTCAGTGTCCACTGTGTCTGGCTCTAACACCATTGCGTGAACGAGTGTTCCGAATTTCATTGCCGGTGTTGGCTCACGCTGAATCTCTTTTGATGCGAGATAATGTGCCGGTGATCTCAGTAACTGCTTTGCGCCTGAAGCTGAGAGTGCATCCCATGAGTGATACTCTGATGCTGGTACATTATCGAGTCGCATGTACTTCGATGTCCTCTGCGTCATCCGCTACTGCTGAGAGTGCTGATGTGAGTGTCCAATGATGTGTGAGATGACCGTCAACTGTCAGCGCACGATATTTCTTATCGCTTGCCAGATGCACCCATCCAGCGACAGAATGATCTCTTAGGATCACGTATTCGTTTGGTCCGTCAGGTCTTACTTCCACCATTTCCATCTCCCCTGATTGCTTCGTTTAAGTTAGACTGTACGCGCTTTAGTGAAAGATCTAGCACAGCATCTGGTGCGTCCCTTCCTTGGAACTCTGCACAGAATGCCATGTAGTTAATCCCATCTACCCATGAGTCATGGTGATCTGGACTATTCGCAAGACGTGATAGTTTGATCGCAAGCATCGCCAACGACATATCGTATGCCGAATAGCTCTTGCCTGAGAGAACGCTCATCAGTGTTGCCGCACGAGCAAAGCTATATTGCGCTTCGCCATAGTTGTTTGTTCGTTGCGATAAAATCGACTGTGCTTCTTTAAGTACATCTCTGTGGTCCATCATTCTTTCCCTAGTGCTTTTGCGTATTCCCTCACACCGTAGAGTACGCTCGTGTGATCCTTGTTCAGCTTGAGACCGATCTGACTCAAACTCATCCCTAATTCTGTCCGCAGACGGTAATAAACTTCGCGGCGACACTTTACCAAAGGCGCTTCGCGCGAGTTGCCAGTAACCGCCTCTGGGTGAATCTTGTGCTTTGCGCATGTCTCCCTCAGAATTTCCTTCCACCGTGGTACGACCGTGATCTTAGCCGCGCGGAGAAGCTGATGTGCTTCGCTAAACTGCTTTGCGAGCACAGGCGGAAGCGGTGCCGGTCCTTCTTCGACTTGTACCTCTTCCTGTACAGGCTCTGGCTCAGGCTGTGGTGCAGGTGGCTCCCTTAGTTGTGCTCTGACAAGGTTATGCTGCGGTGCAGCACGAAGTCTCAGTCGCACGTCTTTGTAATGCGATCTCCAATCAACGCTGGTCATTGCACATACCCATCTACGATATAAGCTAGACCGAATACGATAATCGAGAATAGGCACATCGCAAGTAAATTTATCAGAAATCTTACGACGCGCGGATCTGGCTCTGACATAGTTTCCGTGTCTCCGTGTTACTCAGCCCCATCGCTGATTTGGAGACCGTATCATATATTTTTTTATATGCAACACCTGTCTAACAATCCTGTGGATAACTCTAAAAAAATGGCCCCCACGCCTGATGGGAGACGCAGGGGCCGCTGCTCCAGGGAGGAAGAGCAGCGCGGAGCAAGCTCAACGCATTGAGATTATAGCATAAATCAGCGCTTGATGTACTTCTTACCGGTCACGTGAGACCACGTCTTACCGACCTTTAACTGAGATACGGTGGACTTGTTTAACCCATACTCAGCACAGATTAGCGGGTATGGTCTCTTATCGTTGAAAATCTTTTTCGCTAATTCGGCTGTCAGCTTTGCTTTGCCGTTGCGCTCACCGACCGCTGAACGGCCGCGAACCACTCGATCCATGACGTTGTCAGCGACAGTGCCAGTCTCAAGGTGATACGGGTTTACGCACAGCGGAGTATCGCACTTGTGCCGCACGACTAGCCCGTCACCTATCTCGCCATTGAATACCTGATACGAGAAACGATGTGCTCTTACATTCACACCTGAAAGAGTAAAGCAGCCATACCCAAATCTATCGACATGCACACCGTTCACGAGCCAGCACTCGTGCTTCTTCCCCACATCAACCTTCGAGTAGAACCGAGCGATGTCGAGGATATCGTATGCCTGCTTTACCAATCAGCGTTTTTCTTCAGTCGCAGCTCTAATAACCTCTGATGCAAGAAGGCCTTGCATTGGTGTTTCTACGCGTGGTTTGTAATACAAACGTGACGCAGCATAAGGACCGCCAAGAGCAGCCGCAGGGCCAAGCACTGCTGTACCTAAACCTTGAGCAGCAGTTCCGCCGAGGAATAGTGGCGACTTAAGCAATCCACCGGTAACCAAATCCTGCGCAAAATTACGTTCAGGGGTACCACTACGTGGGGTTGGATTTGGCAATGTTGCCGCACCTGAACGAACCAACTCAGTGAATTTATTGCCGCCCTCAACCCAATCACGAGGATTGCGAGTACGCACAACTGTTGCGATTTGCTGTGGCGGAATAAAACCTGTGTTTAGTTTTTCTTGACCAGCCATGCTCATCGCATCTTCAACGCGCATTAGATTTGCGTAGCGACGATTTGTGTCTTGCCAAACAGCTCTAAGCTCAGGATTAGTTGTTGATCTTTCCATAGCCGATGCAAGGGAATCTGATAAACCTTGGATAGCTTCAGCATATCTATTTGATCCCGGAGCATCGCTGCGGTTTGCTTTTGCAATTTCTTCAGCAAGAGATGATTGCATGTCCTTATAGGATTTACCGCCTTTTGTTTTTTGCTTCTGTGGACCCACTTGCTTTCCTTGAACGAAATCTAATATCTCATCTCGAAATGCTTTGTATGGTGCCTTCATTTGACTTGTAAAACCAGAAGCATAGTTCTGATCTATTGCGTTAATGTCAGAAAACAGTTGTCCATCACTCTTGATTTGTGTTTGAGCTTCAAGAGCATCGTATTCTTTTCCGATTGACTTGCGAGCATTACGCAAAACTTCAGGAGTTGCGATATCGCTTTCTACGCCAGCCTCTTTCATAAGAGCACGAGTAAACATGCGTTGCTGTGCATCTTCAATCGATGCAACCTTTGGAGCTGACGTAGGAAGATACTTAAACACAGATTCCATTACTTGAGCAAATGGGTTTCCTGTTTCCTGAGCAGGAGTTGTGGGAACTCCAATATCCTGCATTGCTTTCAAATGCGTATCACGTTCTGCTGATGCAATTTTAGGAATAAGGTTTCTTCCACTTACAGCGAACGGTACACCGCCAATTAACCCAAGTGGCAATGAAACAGCTTCTGATGCTCCCATTTCTCTCGCTGTTTGCGATACGCCACCAGATGTAGCAGATGCAGCCATTTGTGTTCCGGGTTGCTCTGAAAGAGTTCCAAGAACACGTTGAGTTGTTGTCTGAGGACCAAGAGGAGCAAGAGTTTTAACGGCCTGTTTTGCAGCGCCAGCCCCTGTAGCTGCGTCTATCAAGGCTCCAGAAGCACTTTGCATCACACGCTCTGTAGGTGTTGCAGGAACTGGTAACCCAGCCGCAGTCATTACATTTTGGATACCTTGAGATGGAAGAGCAGCCTGTCTTCCTGTCGCATAGTTATATCCAGCAGTAAGAATGTCTGCCACAGGTTGAGCTAAGTTAGCAGCGGCAGCTCCAGCAATAGCTCCGGGAATAGCGCCAACACCGGCAAACGGTGCACCAATCGCAGCGCCAGCCGTAGCACCAGCAAGTGTTGGACCAGCAACTCTCGCTGTCAGACCAAGTTGCCGCAACAACTGATCACCATATGATGGTTGTTCAGTATTTTGCTTCATCTTGAATTGCTCAAGAAGAATAGCCTTATCTAAATCAGAACCTTTAGACTTTGCGAGCAAATCAGAATTAGCCATTATTGAACTCCAGCATTCAATGTCTTAATGCGATCAAGAAACGCTCTTTTTTGAGCGTCATTCCATGATTGCCGTTGCGTATCACTTATTGCCAAAGCATCAGAAATTGTCATCTTATTGATTTGAGCAATTACAGGGTCGCTTGCATTTTGCTTTTCTTTTGCAGCAGCAATTCCTGATCTTGCTTCCTCTTCTTGCGCCTGTCTTGTTTTAAATTGAGGAGATCTAAGATCAATGTCTACAAGTTTAGGGTCAATTCCAGCTTGTTCAGCGATTGCCTTATACGTGTCGCTCAAATTTTTAACGTCTTGATATTGCTTATCTAAATAAGTGTTAGCTATTTTTACAAGTTCATCACGAGTTTCGTTTGGAAGAAACCCACCACCAGATACCTTTTGGAATGCAGAAACAACGCTAGCAGGTAAACCCATGTTTTGAGCAACTGAACCAAATTCACTTTCTCTAACTACTGATGTCGGATCAATAGTTTTGAAGAAGTTGTAGACAATGGCGATATCATTCGCTCCAGTAGCAACACCTGCTTCTCCTGACTTAGCGCGGTCAACAATATCTTTAAGAGCGAAAGCATTCTTCTGCGTAGTAGCAAAAGTTTTAACAGGCTCTTGACCGAGAAACTCAGTACGAATCGTATGAGCAGCAGATGCAGTTTCTGGTGAAAATCCTTTAGTCTGCGGCTGAAGAATAGATCTTACATTGCCAGCATCATCAAGCGTGTAATAACCAGTTTCTTTGCCGCCAAAGATTTGAGGCTTAACTTCTTTCTTATTACCGGCAACGATTTGAACAGGTTCTTGTCCCGGAATAGCGCGATAGTATCCGCCCTCTGCTGAACCAAAAATTTCACCTTTTTGAGGTTTAAACTTTTCAGCCATAGCAAAATAACTATTAGCTACTCTCATGCCAGCATCTGTCCCTTGTGCCATAGCAGCTTCACCAGCTGCCATGTACTGGTCATACTTTGACATAGATGTATGCTGACCAACCATACCGGCTGCCTCGACAGTTGGCCCTTTCCCTGCTGCTAATGCAGCGGAAGGAGAAACTGTAGGCGTATTTTTAAATACATTTTGAGCCGCTGCAATCGCAGATCTTTCTGGTCCCATAACCGCATTTGTCTCGGCAACTTTAGTCACAAGAGATGAAATCGACTCAGCAGGCAACCCAACTGGGTTAAAGCCATACTTTTTCTCGAACGCTACAGGGTCTGCCTTTGCTTCTTCCGCAAGCGCTGTTCGCGCGCTACGAGCTGCCATCTGATCCGCAAACTGTGCTTGCATCAAGCGACGCTGTGCAGCGTTATAGATGTCGGTTTGCATACCGGAGATCTGAGGACCGATCTGACCGAGAAGCTGTGCGCGTTGAGCACCAGTCATAGGCTGACCGGCAGCGATCAGAAGTGACCCGATATTGCCAAGAGCACCGAGCTGCGCTGCACGGGTATCGGCATAAGGAACACCTGTCTGCGGATCGATCGCATTTGGGTTGCCATATACACCTGTGCCTGACATCCAATCGCTGAGAAGACCGTTAGCCATTATGCGCTCCTAAGAGAATATGCCGCGTATCGCAGGACCAACAAGCGGTGCTTGAGCCATTTGGATACCATAGTTTTGCGGGATGCGGTTATAGTATTGCTGCCAGAGATATGGATTTCTCGCCAATTCTTCTGGTGTTGGTATCTGTGCAAGAGCGGCGGATGATGGTGTCGCTGCTGCTGGTGTTACTGCCGCAACAGTTTGAGGTTGCGCGCTACCGCCTCCACCATATTGCTGGCGATACTGTTCGGCTGTGAGATTCCCGTAAGGGCCATAATCAGCACGAGGAGTACCACTGAAAAGATTTCCGAAAATACTGCCAGTTGCGACAGGAGCGCCGTAGGCTTCATTCGGACCACGGACTGGTTTTTCTCCTCCCTTGAAGAGATTGCCAATACCACCAAACAGACCTCCTATGGCTTCACCTGCTACGTCACCTAAATCCTTAACGTAATAGTCAACCACTGGACCCTGACCGAAATCAGTGATGCGCGAACGCACCTTGCTGACATCGCCACCGGCGAACTGATCTGCGTATGCCTGTTTTGCATAAGCGGCACTCTGATCTGGATATGTTGAAGTCATACCAGCTGCTTCAAGTTCAGCGATGCGGCGATTAGTTGCCTCTTGACCTCCAAAGAGACCGCCTAAAAGCCCACCGATACCGCCTTGCTGTGGCGCTGCTTCTGCTTCAGGCGTTCTGAATTGCCCTTCGCCGGGCTTATAGCCATACCGAATGCTCGGTGCGCCTGATGCCTGTGCTGCACCTTGCGCCGGTGCGCTTGCGTATATCCGATTAGAGGCCCACTGAGCCACATCTGCTGCTGTGCGGTCCCCGCCGAGAACACTCTGATTCGCTTTGATCGCGTCCTCGCCAACGAGATTGCTGATCGGCGTATCAGGCGCAGCTCTCAGCACATCTGCTGCCGCACCAGCACCGAGGAAGTGTGAGAGATATAGCGATCCTTCGTTTACTGGGAGACCGCGATCCTCAAGATATGCAGCATTCTCTCGTGCGAGATTGCCTGCCATCTCGGTTGACAGGTCTGGGTCTGTCCGTAACGCTAACACGTCATTGCGCGTGCGACCTTCTAACAGGTCAGGGCGATACTTTTCGACCATGTTCATCCAAGTGCCCTTGGTAAACTGGTGCAACCCTGTTGCTGACGAGAGCGGGTTCTTCGCGCTCGCAACACCGCCTGACTCTGCGATAGCCGTGTTCCGCACAAAGTTATTGATCAACGCATTGCGCGCAGCGATCTGAGCTGCGACTACAGCAGGACCGCCACGCGTTGCAGGACCAGTGGCAGGCTGTGAAGCGATAAAGGCTTGCTGTGCTGCTGCCTGCGCGCGAGCGGCACCTGCGGCCCTGTTAGCTGCTTCTGTAGCCATGATAGAGGCATCTCTTCCTCCGCCACCGCCACCCGCGAGTAGGCCTCCTACTGAACCGTATCCGCCACCGCCGCCAACTGAACCGCCACCACCTGTACCAAATCCAGGAGTGTCACCGGCGCGCGGGTTATAGTCACGCGAGTTGTCTCGTGCGCTTCCGTAGCCTGAATTATATGAACCGCCGCCGTATTCTCTATCTGGCATAGCAGTCTCCTTACGCGCGTTGCGCCATTGGCCCGAAACCGAGATTCACTGCCAGCTTACCGGCAACCTTTTTAACCTGATCGGGATACTTCTTCTCGATCTCTTGCGCCATAGGTCCGACCACTTTCGGATAGCTCTTCGGATCGCCCTTGTACCGATATGCGTACATCGTGAGACCTGTTTCTTTGTCTTTGCCGAGCTTCTCGATATCGGTCTTCATGCTTTGGTCTGAGAGGAACGCTGCGAGCGAACCAAGTCCAGCACCATAACCCGCACCGAGACCCGGAATCAGCCCCCCGATCTGGGCACCGAGACCAGCACCACCGAGAGCCGTGAGACCGAGGTTACCGCCACCTGAAGTCGTGGACGATGTCGTGGTGCTGTAAGGCACGCCCGTGAGACCGGCTTGGCGAATACCGAGCTGCGTCAAGGGATAGTTACGCTCTTCTGCGTAACGGCGATAGGCTTCATCGAGTAGCGCTTGCTGTTGCAACTGCTGGGCTTTACCTGCCGCTTCAAGTGCACCTGCTTCGCTGACGAGCGCCTGCTGACCAGCACCGGCAAGAGCGCCGATTTGACCGGCACCGGCAAGACGCAACTGAGCTGCTGCTTGCTGACGCGCTTGGTCTTGAGCCATGAGATCTGCCGCAGTGCGGAAACCTTGCGACCGAATACCGGCAGACGTTTCACCGGCAATGCGCGCCGCTTCAGCGTTAGTGAGAGCTTCCTGCACAGCCTGACGCGAACCACCGAAAGCACCCGCAGCGCGAGCCTGCTGGCCTACCTGATTGGTTGCGAGCTGCCGCTGCCGCTCAATCGCCGCAAGCGCCCCTTGCTCAACTTGGGCTTGGTACGGGTCTTGGTATGCCTGTAACGCCTGCGCGCTAAACTGACCGGGTTGGTATGTAGCGACACCTTGCGCCGATTGCAGTGCTGACTGGTAGGCAGGCTGATACGCGCCAAAGTTAGAGCGAAGCGCATTGTAGGCCGCCTGCTGGTCAGGTGACATCGCCGCAACTGTCTCGCCAGAGTAAGCCTGATACGGTGTCGCTGCGGCCTTCTTCGCCATCTCGACATTCTCTTTGCCGAATTGCTCAACCCATGCAGGGACTGAGGAACTCTGTACAGTTGTAGGGCCTGATCCACCGCTCATCTTAACTCTCCAAGTCGAAGAACATTACGGTTTGAGCCTTACGCCATCCCGCCTGCTCCATTGGTACAACTAAACCGGGGCGAACAAACGCTCGACCCATTGTGCAATTCTGTTCTTTGGCGAACTCGACGAGTTTTGACTTCATGTTCATCACTTCGTCCAGTACACCGGCACACCATAAAACCTCTAGGACGCGCCTCTGGGGGAAATCCACGACCTGTGTGATCGCGAGTGACCCGTCATTCAGAAAAGCCTGCATCTTGCCTGTCTGAAGCGCCTCTAAGATATCCCTTATGCTGTGCGTATAACCGCCTTTCTTCAACCCCGACTCTAGGAGCTTAAGGATCTGTTTTTCATCTGGAGCCAAGTGGCACCGCCGTTGTTACGAGATTCCCTGCGTTGTCCACCGTCAACTTATACACCGATCCGTCTGGACTTTGAAGGAGTATGCCTCCGACTGCCTCATCAATGGAAACAGCCGGTATCATTGCCCGTTTTACCGTATCCAAAATCGTATTGAACACGCCCTGCTCGTAACGTGGAGGAGGGTTCGGGATGAACATTTTCATCTGCCACCTCTCGGCACCAGATCAAGGCGCGTCTCACCAACGGACCAAGGGGCATCCTGAGTTGACTCGATCCTCAACCGCATATCGCGTCCAGATACACGCACATCTGTGTATCCGTCAGACCGAGGCGTATAGACAGAAGATAGAGTTTCTGCCCCTTCTGGTGTGTATGATGTGTAGAACTGCAATGCGGTCGAGTCATACCCATAACCGCTATCTGTCAAAGCCTGTTTGACCATCATCACATTGTTGCCCTGTTGAAGATTAAGAGATCCGCTCTCAACCCATCGTTCGCCGACAAGAGATGCGCCGTTATTCGTCCACCCATCCTCATGGTAGAACAGGTCAAAGTTTTCATCGCCTGCAATCGGATATTTGAACACGCCTGCACCGGCTGACGCAGTTCTCGTCATCTCTCCAATTGACCACCATCCTTCAGCGTAGTTGTAGATCACATACTTATTCGGAACAGATGATCCTGTTTCTGGATACCAGAACCATACCTCTGAGAAGATGCCATTCTCAGCACCATGCACATAAGCCTTGCCTGTGTTCGGGTCTAAGTTCGAGAAAATGTAATCGCCAACATCGCAAGAAAGAGGCTTCACATAACCGCCATCATATATCCAGAAACTATCACGGCCCATCCAAACGCAACGACCTGCAAATGTCGCAAATGCTCTTGGTGCAACAATACCGCAACCCCAACCGAGACGCTCAAAACCGTAGATGTATGGTAATCCGATATACCGCATCAGCCATGCTTCATCTTCAGTCCAGATGATTGTACCTTCGCGCACAGATGCAGCCATCACAATGCGTGACTGTGTATCAAGGTCATAGAATCCTGCGGTATTTGTAGCAGAAGCAAAATCCCATTCCGCGTAATCTTCAGCGTCAGACCAAGCAACGCGGCGGCTTGCACCATCAACCCCAAGAAGAACGCAATGTCGCTCTGGTGTAACGATTACAGCGCGGCTTTGTGTTGGCGTACCAAGATGCGTAGCTGTGCCACCAGATGAGGAGGCATTAGTGCCGCTCTGCGCATAGGTAAAAGTGTTCGCTGTTGGCGTTGCAGTGATCGTGAATGTGCCATCAAATGATGCTGTACCAACTCCTGCGATAACAACACTTTGCCCAACTCGGAATGAGTGATCCAGCACTGTTGTTACAGTTACAACGTTGGATGCTCTGCTGATAGTTGAAATGTCAGCAAAACCGACAATACCTGCCTGCGCATCCCCAGGGTGATAGATAAACAAACGCCCATCAGACGATGCGACTGAAAGCACATCTTCGCCCCAGTTATCCATTGTCCAAGTAAATACAGCTGGGTCTAAAAGGCTTGCTGGGCGCGGGTATGTTGCGTCGGTGTCGTCGCCGTACAAAAGCGCTCCGTAATCCCAAGCACCATAAGATCCACCCTCACTCAACGGAACAAAGTTGACCGGAGTGACATCGGTATATGTTGACCCATTATTGGCATAGAGCTTCGTGTCGCAGCCAATCAACATCCACTGATCGTTAGCGTTATCGCGCCAAGGGAAAATGCACCGCGCTGCGCTGTCTAACGGAGATGACGTAATACGCTCCCATCCACCGACAGGAAGCAGTTTGTTCGTTCTCCATCGAACCAAATTCCCATCCCAATAGCGTCCCTTTGCCATGAGCGGTGTCGCTGGCTTAACTATGCCTGAAGGGAGGCTCAGTGGGACTAATGGCATCAGGAATCTCCGCGTCGCGCGAGTTCGAGTGACGCTATATTTACCTCAGAAACGCGTCGGCTCCAACCCTTACCGAAATGCTCAAAGGTCGGCAGGGCTTGCAGAAAGCGTAATCGCGCGTCGTTATACTCTTCGATGAAATACCGCACACCTTCTGCTTCACAGATGCTCTTAATGGCGGCAAGAGACGCTGGCCCTATTGCTCCATCCTGTGCCACACCGCAGATCTTCTGGGCAATCTTAGCCGCTCGTCCTGTGCCAGAATTGATCGCACAGTCGAACACAGAACTGTCTACGCCAGAGGGCAGCTCGTCACCCTTCACCACATCCCAGTATCTCTTTTTGTATAGCGGTGCAACGTCAGCGACAGTGAGTGCGCGTATATCGTCCTTAGTCACCTCGTGACCGACCCACTCTTCCCAAACCTTCTTGGTGCAACCGAGATTGGTAGCTCCGCCAGGATCTCGCGGATCGTCAACGTAACCGCCTTCGTGCTTCAGCACTGCTACAAGGCATTGGTCAAAGTTCTCGCGCATCACTTGCCATCCGTGTGCCGGTGAGCTGATCCGAAATAGTAAGACAGGACAAGCATCAGTGCGCCATCAAGAGTACCAAGAACCCGTGCGATTAACTCCCTCATCGATGCCTCGATTACATTGTGAAGCATGAACCACTGAACGCATCCCCATGCCACGACAACGATAACCGCCAAGATACGCGGTGTCAGATCGTGGGTCATGATTGCGTAGTTTCTGGCGCTATCTCTGTCAGAGGCAGCAATGCGTTCCAAGTCGATGTCGAGCGACTTCATCTGCACCTTGAAGTCAGCGTCTACCTTTTTCAGTGCAGCCAACTGCTCTGCCGTAGGGTTCGACAGTGCAAGTTTAATCTCATCGTCATTCGCATCAGGATGACCGAAAAGCGCGTTAGACAAAGTCTTTACAGCAAGACCGGCGACAGGACCGCCAAGAGCCGTAGCAATCGTCGGCGCGACTGAGCTGACCAATGGGCCAAATGTTTTGAGTAAATCCATGACTATCCCCTCTTAGTGTAACTTAACGAGTAACAGAAACCCCGCGATACCCATTGCCACAACAAGGCCCATAACCGTCAAAAATAGCACTGCTGCGTCTTTCAGTTCCTCTGCACGCTCTGCGGCAATGCGTTCTTCTTCGCGGTGCTGACGGTCTGCCTCTTTGCGGATCTCAATCACTTCGCGTTGCACGGCTTCGTAAGCAGGTAAGCCATAGACAGAGATGAAGAGATTCTTAATCTCAGCCTGCATGTGAAAGGCTTTGGATTTCGCGGCATAGCGCTCCATTGCCTCTTTCTCTATATCGGCAGGATTAGAGAATAAGCGCTTCTTTGGCGGTGATGCGGCAAGATGCGTAAGTTGACCTACAGCTGACCACAGAGACCCTAGATCCTGCGCGAGTTCCTGTATTTCTTTACCGGCAGCGATGGCACCCTTCAGCCCATTGTACGCGGCTGTTGCTGTCGCAATGAGCGTTACTGGGTCCATTATCTACCAACAAGTTTGAAGGCCGTATCAACGAAGAAGCCAAACACAATACCGACGAGGGCAAGAATTGCTCCTGCTCCTCTCCATTTGTGCATCATGGCAGAAATGTTTTTCAGTTCAGTTTTAAGTTCAGACATGTCACGATGAAGATTCTCAACATGAGCTTCGAGTCTACCGATTTGTTGGTTCAGATCATCAGACATATCTGACTCCTATCACTATGCTGGAGCGTTAGCTTTTAGTGCTGCAATTTCTGTGGCTTGCGCGTCAACCTTAGCTGAAAGTTCTTGGATTGCGGCAACAAGGTGCACGACGATCTTGGAGTAATCTACGCCTTGAGCGTTGATGCTCCCGTCTTCATTAACAGCATCTTTTTCACCAACGACGGCAAGCGGAATGTGCTCCGCTAACTCATGGGCGATAAAACCTTCGCCAATACTGTCGTCTATTTTCCATTTATAGGTTACAGGCTTCAACGACGCAACGGTCGTAAGGCCAGACGTCATTGGTTGAACGTCATGCTTCAGACGGTAGTCAGAAGATGTATTATATGCCGTAGACGACGTTGTTGTGGTAATAGTTCCAACAGTCGTTGCAGAAGGACGACGGAAACCAACTGCTGTGTTTGTTCCAGCTGTTGTATATGTATTGATAATTATCATGCCTTCATTGGCATTACCATCGTGAGTAATGTTTAGCTTTTCTACGCTTGCCTTAGACGTACCACCAACGAGCAGTGAACCACTAGAGTCGATACGCATACGCTCAGAGCCGCCAGTAGATACACCTACAGTATCAGCCGCAGGGTAAAACACACCTGTGTTAGTATCACTACCTTGCACAGCAGGGGTGGAGGCAGAGCCATCTACACCAGCGATACCAGTCGTTCCGTTAATCGTAATTGGCATCATGCACCTCTAATAAGACAACCGGAGAAGAATGTGTTACCAGTAATAGTTAGCGTTCCAGATCCTGAAAGCCTAGCATATAATTCAATGTAGTCAGTTGTTCCATTGCAGTAAACAATATCAGAAACAAAACCATACCCATTTGTAGTTGTTGAAGCTGCTCCATAAATAAAACTATATGCAGACCCATTTTTGTAAATTAAAGCCCCAACATAAGCCATACTTGTTGAAGCTGTACCAATAACACCGCCATTTATTTGATAATAACCAGCTACAGAAGGGGTAAACCTTGAAGATGAAAAATCTGCATTTGTATCAAAATCTTCTGTTAGTGTAACTTTTGTATTTACACCGTTGCTTACCGTTTGTGCTCCACCCGCTCCGGCATGAAACGCCGGACCAGCAGCATTAAGAGTACCAGTCTGGGAAGCTATTGTAACAATCCCAGATGCAGTTGATTGAGCAGCTAACGTCGTTGTTCCAGAAGATGAACCCTTTAATTGAAGCCCACCGCTTGCAACGCCGCCAGTAAGTGTCGCTGTTCCTGTAACGGTCAAGTTCTGCCCAACAGTAACACCGCCGCTTGTATCAAGCGCAAGGTTTACCGTCGCTGATGACGGCTCTTGGATTTGCGTAGTTTTAAGAATTGCAGGCATTATTTAACTCCTGCTAATTGTTCATCTGTTGGCTGTGCATAAGTTGGATGATTCCATTCACGGATATAATCGCCTTTACCGTCAGAATCATTTTGCAACAAAATTACACCATCCATGAAATCAGACTCTTTCAGATCAGGATAGATTGCCATGATTGCGTGATATAAATCCATGTTATGCACCTCTCACAAGGCAAGCTGAGAAAACTGATGTTGTTACAGCGGATGTTTGTATAAACTGTAAGGTTCCGGTTCCATTAACCTGCCCGTACAATTCAAGATAATCTGTTGATCCATTCATATAAACAACTTCAGATAAATTTATTTGAATTGGAGTTGCAGTTGTAAATGATGATGAAAGACCAGTTCGTCTGTATGCTGAGCCATTTTTATATAAAAAAGCAAGAACGGTTGTAATTGTTGTTGCGCCTTGTGCAGCGACAATACCATTAACTTGATAATAACCTTCTACTGTTGGCGTAAAACGGTTATTAGTCGTATTAAAATTACTGTTTGTATCAAAATTTTCCGTATCAATTGCAACTTTAGTAACTGTTCCAGTTGTTACCGTTTGAGATGAAGAAGCATAAGCACTGAATGCCGGACCCGCGACATTTAGCGTTCCAGTTTGAGCCGCGACTGTTACAGTATTCGTCCCCGCTACATCAGTAGGTTGCAGCGTAATCTGACCAGATGTTGCGCCATTAAGTGTTACACTACCCATATCACACCACCGTCCATGTAGAAGATGAAGGAATAGTTACAGTCGCAGATGCACCAATCGTAATCGGTCCAAATGAACCAGCGTTTGTACTTGCAGGAATGCTGTAACTCGTATTCACAGTCTGATCGTTATTCCAGAACACATTATCTGTGCCGCCACCAGTAGCACCGCCACCAATAGATCCCCAGTTTGACCCATCATATCCCTCAAACGTTGTCAGCGTTGAGTTATAGCGGATCATGCCGGTTGAAGCGACATCTGTAATCGTTGTCGATGACACTGTTTGAGATGCGCTGACAGTGTAAGTTCCAGCGCCGCCAGTACCAGTGCCAAATGCCGTAATGCGTGTGCCAGAAGTAACACCTGTTCCGGTAATCGTTGAACCAATCGCCAATGCACCAGCGCTGACAGCCGTGATCGTAAGGGTTGTACCGGAGATCGAGCCAGTGCCGCTGAACGCGCCATCGCGCTGCGCCGTTGTACCGACTGGCAATTTGATTGAGCCAGTGCCACTCAGTGTCACGTTATAAGTTGCACCGATTGTGGTGAAGTTTGCCGCTCCTGGTGTCGTTCCACCGATTGCAGGAGGAGATGCAAGATATGTCGAGACACCTGTGCCTGTAAGCGTTCCGGTAACAGTTAGCGTCTTGCCAGTGCCGATATTCAGACCGACTGATGTGCCATTACCGGCAGCATTAAAGACACCGTCAACGATGTCCCAGTCAGCATTGGTCTTCCCGCCCCAAGTATCACGAGACGCGCCGACTTCGGGCTTCGTCAGGTTAAGGTTAGTGGTATAGGTATCAGCCATCGGCCCTACTCCTAGTTAGCTGTCCAAGTCTCGGAAGAGACGGTCTGCGGAACCCATGTCGCTGACGGCACTACTTCGCCTATCCATGACTCAGAGCTAACACTTTGCGCTGACCAATTCTCTACCACATTTTCTTGCGTTTGCCACGTCTCTGCCTCGATGCCTTCTGGCTCCCAGAGATAGCGACCATTCGCCGTCATACCAGATTGCGCAGAGACACTCGCAACCGCAAACATGAGTCGCTGCGCATCTGCCGTCGCTGTTGAAGTGGCAACGATGTCTATCAGCGCGTTCCATGTAACTGTCGCACCAGCAGAGGCAGATGATGAAGCGGCCATATCTGCGAGCGCGCTTGTCACCCGCACGCCATTGGCGGTCGCGTCACTCGTAGAGGCACCGCTTGCCTCAGCCAGTTGCACGGCATATCCGTCAGCCGTCGCGTCAGATTGCGCCGCAATAGCCGCAGCTACAGTTCTGATCGCATAAGCGTTAGCAGCAGAATTACTCGATGCTGTGATCGCAACAGAAGCAGTTCTGATACGGTACGCTGACGCTGTCGCGTTACTCGTAACAGGTATGGCGCATATTGCGATTTCTGTATCAGAGGCTGCTGCACCAGACGACGATGCAGATATGACAGTAAGACTGCCATTTGTAATTCTTGTCGGTACAGCGGAAGAGCCAGAAGTAGCCGCAATCGTGCAAGTGGCATCTACGACTAACCCTGTGCCGTAGACACCTAGCCCGTAGTCAAAACTACCGTAATCGCGACCATTCGCCATCTATTAGTCCAGAGTGATGGTCAGAGCGCCTGTGTTGAAGCGGAGCACGTCGCCAGTGTCGATTGTCTTTGATGTTGTGAGATCAGCAAACGCAATCATATTGCCAGAAGTAGAAGCGTCGAGGATTGCTGCCGCGACAATCGTACCCCATGAACCGCCTGCGGTTGGGAACTCGATGGCTGCACTATTTGAGGCGGTCGTCGGTGCTGTACCAGTCACCGTAAAAGTAGCCGATTGACGGGCATACGATGTGCCTGAGCACTCAGTGCCGCCACCAGACTCTGTCGGGGCAACGGTATAAAGCGCAACATACCACGCAGCAGGGCGCGTCACAGATGTGCTAGTAAAAACCCAGTTCAGAACTAGGTCTTCTGCGAAATTCGTAAAACCGGCCATATCTTAACTCCTTATCCGTATGTCTTGCGCGTACGAGCGACTAAGGGACCACCACTGTGTAATGCCTTGTCACTCTCAAGTGATAGTGAATCAAGACGCGAATTATACATGCTTGCGAACATACCTAGACGCTGATCATCCAAGAGATATGGAGATGCGTGTACAAGTGACCCGTAAAGATACAGATCTGGCGCTTTTACGAGAAGCCAGTTCGATGTGTTCGTATCGCTTAAAGCCGGTATTTTACCGTAATAGATCATCTCGATGTCGATGTCGTCAGCCGGTGCAGGGACAATCTCAAGCGCATCATCCATGATCGAGTAGAAGGACGGCTGTGTGACAATCTGCTGCTTGTTGATCCGGTCTGCCTGATCAAGTGTGACATAACTCAGTGGCTGCGCACCATCGATGATATGGATGTTGATCGCCTCAAGCCAGTCGCTGGGCAGCTGGACATATTCTTGGTTGCTCGTAGCCTGAGCACGCACAACCATCTTCTGGTGGCGTAAACGGCTGTTAACATCCGCCTCGACAAACTGAATGAATGTCGGGATGATCGCGGTCAGGTCACTGCGGTTAAGCCATGACGCAATTTCGGACTGGAGTGTGGCGTAACTCGTAATTGTCATCGTCAACTCGTGTAATGGTGCGTCCGGTATGGTCGCGCTTCTTCGGTATTAAGCCAGCGTTTCAATGCAGTCTTGTCGTGAAGAATACCACGCTCCTTAAGCTGCAACAAAACAAGCATAGGAAGACGAGCCACTCTAACCATATCTCCAGATCTGGTCGTCCGTGAAACACCGTTCATCTCTTCCTGATTGAATTTCGCCACGTCTGAAATGTCAGTCGTATCAATGAAGTGCATCGTGCCATCATGTTCGACTTTCATCTTGGTGAGAGTTCCGGTGAACCCGTCATAACCAAGTGTGAACTCGCCAGGTGCGTAATCTTTATCGCTCATGGTGCTCCCCAAGAGAAAAGAGGGGCGGCGTACCGCCCCTCTCTATTATCAGGCAGAGGTCGTGAGGTTTGCAATCGCTGCATGGGCTTTTTCAGCCTTCATGCGGAGACCGTACTCAACGACGAGTTCCTTCTTCATCGAGTCGCCAGTTGCAGCGATGTCGATTGTTTCGAAGGGACGGAGATACGCAACAGATGCGTATTCTGGGTCGAGAACGAGCGCGAAACGCTCGTCAGCAAAGCGGTTCGGGACCATAGACACTTCGCCGAAATCACTGAGATACACGTCAGCGGTAGCGATAATGCCAGCAGGCTGCACCTGATTGTAGGTGATGCGCTGTTGAGCAATACCAGCAAAGCCAGATGCGACGGTCTTGTTGTAAGGACCGGTCATGAGGATCTTCGCTTCGCCGCCCTGTGACCAGACGTTCTGAATTGCCGTCTTGAGCATGGTTTCAGTGAAGGCAACGTCTGTCGATGTCGAGAGGTTCGTCCAAGCAGCGTTCGGGTAGCCGTTCGGTGAAGACGAAAGCGTCGGAGCGGTTGCACCGTTCGCGACAGAGTTCGTGATCAACCAAGCAGGAACACCAGCGGTGTAGCGAGCCGTTGAGCTGTTGCCAGCTGAAGCAGCTTGGTTCGACAAGAGGATCTTTTCCATGTCGCGCTTGAGTTCCTTCGCAGCTTTGGCTTGGTTGTAAGCCAAAAGCGTACGCATACCGGCCATGTTAACAGCCTGCGCCGTGCCAGAAACTGCAACGACCTTGCCGCTGATCTGCGTGTAGTTCGCAACACGGTTCGTGTCGGTGAAGTCTTGGTTACCGGCATCTGCGCCTTCAATTAAAGCATTACTACCGTTTGCAGCTGCTAACGAGTCAGTTTGCCACTCAAAGTAGGTGTTGTCTGCCGTGTCACGGCCTACGTTCGACATGAACGGGGTCGAGGTCGGGCTGATGTCATAGATGATATTCGAGAGGTCTTCGCGCTGTTCGTTTACAGCGTTATAGGTTTTCACATTTGCTACGGAAGTCATTATCGTCTCCTGCTTTCCATAAGGCCAAAGAGTCTAGCAGCGTCATCGACGCTACCGGTTTTACTGAGACGCATTTTCGCGCGGGTAACTTCGGTCTGTTGTTTCGGAGCAGATGCAGGCGTACCAGAACGTAACGGCTTCGGACCTTCCTTCTTATCAGGCTGTGGTCTCTTAGCTATTAGTTCGTCGTACTTTCTCGCCTTCTCAAGAACAAGAATTGCTCGTGGATCATAGGCCTGTGCGAGTTCGTCTTCGGAGTAGCCAACCTTCTGACCGTACTCCTTCAGACGAGAACGCGCCTCGTTCCACTTGTTCGGATCATTCCACTCTGGAACCTGCTTCACCAAATACTGGCGACCTTGATCCACAATGGTCTTCAACCGATCTTGCTCTTCCTTCTGCTGCAAATAGCTGAGACGTTCCTTTTCGGCTTGCGTCGCAGCTAGGCGTGCTTGGTAATCACGCCACTGTTTTTCGACCAGAGGAAAGTTGAGCGGGTCTTCCTTGTGCAACCGTTCCCAATCTGGCTCTTGCGGCATCATCTCTTTGAGTTGTGCATCAAGCGCGTTGATCAGGGTCGCGTATTGCTGGCGTTCCGTTCTAACTGCCTCAAATTCTTGCTCGAATGACGCTTTCTCCTGACGGAGTTCGTTCATCCTGCGCGAATAATCGGACTGCCGTTGATAGCCTTCGAGAGCCTCTTTAAGCGGAATCTCCTGCGTCTTGCCGTCAATCTTGACGGTTACGAGGGTTTCCGGTGAGAGATTCTCAACCGCACTACCTTCTTCGTCCACGACATCTGTGGTCTCCTCAGTGCCGTCAGCCGCCTCAACAGCGTGACCATCTTCTTGCACTGGGGTCTCGTTGACCTCATCTGCCGTCGCCTCGGCCTCTAATGCCTCGGCAGGAGCTGGCTCCGGTTGCGTGTTGGGCTTCGGCTCATCGCCTCCCAGTAACGCCGCCATACGAGTTGCAGCTTCTGAAACGCCGATTTCGCGGGTCTGCGACTGCTCGGCCTGATTGCTCATGTAAATACTCCTATTCTATCGCCCCTTCAAGCGGCGGTTAAACGCGACTACATCTGGGGTACCGGCGAGAGCGTCGATCTGCCCCTGTAGATCTGCGATGGCACGCATCATGTGATACGCGTCATTCCTGACATCAACGTCTTTCGGGTCAGAGGACAACCAGATCTGGGTGTACTTATCCCGCAAGGCGTTAAAGAGAGCCTTCGTCGCAATGCTGTTCTTGAGCGCTTGTGCAGCGCGGAAGAGATCTTGATCTTCCATTACATCATCCCTGGCGGCATCATGGGCTGCTGCATCTGTGTCTGCATCATGGCCTGCTCACGCTGTGACTGGATCGAGAACATGGCCTCGATCTCGGCGCGCTGCCGGTTTACCTCTGCGTTGATGCTTGCCACATCGACCTGTGCGCCATACTTGGCCTGAATCTCGGCTGCACGGAGCATCACATCGGCGATGAGTTGATCGCGCTTCAGATCTGCGTCTGCCTGCGCCTTTTTGGTTTCGAGTTCCTGCTTTGCGGCAGCGATGAGAATGTCGGCGCGGGTCTTCTCTGCCTCGACCTGTGCCAGCATCTCGGCTGGGTCTTGCTTTTTCTCTGGAGCCATTGACTGCATAAATTGCTGCATCTGCTCTTGGGTAGGCTCTGAGTAGAACTGCGATGGATTCTGGAAGCCAGCCAACTGGGTTATCTGGTTCAGCGTCGAGACATACTGCTGGATCGAGACCATCGGGTTATTCGGTCCATATTGCTGAAGGATCTGCTCTTGCTTCGCGGCGATCTGCTGCAAGAAAATCATGCGTTGCTCATCTGAGCCACGGCCCAAGGCAATGTTGACAACCATGTCCATGTCGGCAGTCCAACCGCGCGGATCGATGGGCACAAACTTGTTACGAAGACGGATGATCTTCGGCTTATCCTGATGCTGTACAACGAGATGCAGCAATCCCTTAAAGCAACGCTTCAAGCCATCACCAAAGAGACGAGCGATCATCTCGATGCGCTCTTGCGACGAGGACAACTGTGCCTGCACTGCTGCGCGGGTCGTAGACTGAAGTGCTTCTGCATCCAAACCCTGCGAAGCGCGCGAGATACCTGTGCGCTGCGTCTTGATCTCATCGAGATAGCCCATGACACCAAGAGCCGGTTGACCGACAAACGGTGTTGCAAATGGGACAATCGCACCAGGCGAACGCATACGGATAAGCGCACCTGTCTCGTTGTTCATCAAATCGTCTACGTTGACCTGACCCTCAACGAAACCCGTGCGCGGGTGTATTGACTGGACCAATGAGTCAAGCGTGTTACGCATGATGTTCGACTTGATCAGTTGCAGGTCCATTGTCTGGTCTGCAATCGACTTACCGAAAATCGTATGCGGTGTAGGATCTGGAGACAGCGTAGCAAATGGTATTTCTGTGACTATTTCTTGGTGGACGATGTAACCACCATTGCCGACTGTGCAGACTTTATGCAGTTCGGCGATACCGTCGCCATCTTTGTCGATGCGGATATAGGCTTCAACGTAGTAGACTTTATCTGTGCTTTCGTCGTTTCCATTTGCCACCCCAAAGAACGACTGGTCAGCAGGATTACGAACCAGTGTTTCCATATTCAGCTCAAACCCACCTGAGCCAGCATTCATCTCAACAATGTCTTTATCGTAGCCCATCGCGACCAACTCAGACACTGTTGCGAGCTTGCGCCGACCGGCGATCAAAGCGTCATCAATGCTCGTTGCCTGATTGTCGATCAAGAATTGCTCAACCGGAATACATTCAACGATATAGCGAGGCTCGCGGATGACGCGCTTCACGCGCATCGAGAAGACACGCGGTGTCATGTTCATGTCTGGCGACATCGTCACGACATTCGTTTGCGCCGTAAAGATTTGCTCTTCCTGCAACTCAAGAACAGTCACTTGCGGGTCTTGCGCAATCAGTGCTGCTTCTTCTTGAGACAGACCGGAATACGAATACTCTTCGACTGTCTCTTTGTCCTGCTTATACCAAGTGAGCACACCCTCTTTCAGGATAAGCGCATCTTTCATCGCGTCATGGAGAATGCGGAAGCCTGGGTTCTCCTGCATGAAGATGTAGTTGATGAAGTCGGTCATCTGTTCAGCGACTTCGACATCTTCAGCGGTCTTCGGTACGAACTCTAGGATCTTGTCGCCACCCGTAAAGATACGGAGCAACGATGGGAGCATTGCGAGAACAGTATCGCGCACTTCTGTCATAACGACCTGAGAGCGTCCCTGTTCCTCGTCGCCAAACGAGTTGCCCAGATAATAGGACATCGCATTCTCGCGCTCTGGCGCGATATAGGTATCGATATAAACTGCTGCGTCTTCAATCGCCTGACGAACGCGAGAGCGGAACTCTTCCTCGTCCATCGGCTGGTCATTGATGCCTGGTGTCAGGATGCCCGTTTCATCGTCATAAGCACGCGGTGCTGAGACGGATACCGGAATGTTGTCGGGGTCATATCCTGAAATCGCCATATCTTAGACCTTTCTAACGCGCCACCACTTCCAGCCGCTCTCTGAGCCTACCTCGTGCTTGGGCAGTAATTCTTTCACAGCCTTAGATACACCATCGAACGGGTAATCGTCACCTCCCATGACTCCGCCCCGTTTCAGCTTCGGCATCCATGCCTCGATGTCGGCTTTCACTTCCTCGTACTCGTGACCGGCATCGATCCACACAAAATCGACAGAGCCATCCTCAAACTTGGAAGCGGCACCGGCACTGTCAGACCGAATAGGTGTCATCTTTAACCCTTCGATCTTCTTCATGTTTGCTTTGAAGATTGAGTACACAGACTTCAGCTCCGGGTCATCTTTGTGGACTTGGTCAGATCCCTTCCAGTGATCGACGCAGTATAACTGTATGTCTTTGCCAGAGTTGACGATTTCGACACCCAGAAACGCAGACGATCTGCCCTTCCAGCAGCCGATCTCCACAAATACCGCACCACTTTTGGGTGCCGCTAGCACCGCATCGCGATACGGTCTTGTGAAGTTGAACCAGCCTTGGATGTCATCAAAAAAGTGGTTCATTTTGACTTCTTTGTCATACCCGCTTCTGAGAGTGCAATCGCGATGGCCTGCTTGCGGCTCTTTGCCAGCGGTGCCTTCTTCGGGCCTTTCGGATTAACGCCTGCGTGAAGTTTGCCGCGTTTATATTCGCCCATCACCTTAGCTATTTTAGCTGAACCCTTACCCTTCATCGCAGATACTCCTTAAAGATCAACGTGTTCGTGCATGAACTCAAGCACACCTATATGTCTTACCTGTTTGCTGAGATCATGGTCAATGTAGACCTTGAACCCTGCCTTCTGAGCCTCGCGGCAGAAGTACATGTCCTCACCGATAAACGCCTTCCAATCGGGCGAGTACCCAATCTGGAACCACGGCATCGGCATGGCGCGGAACACATCAGCCTTCACCAACATGCACCCCATCCCTACAGCGTCAACTTCCTCTAACCCTGTAGATTCAACACCAGATGTTACATATTCGAGCTTCTGGAAATTCTTGAACGCCACAGTTTTGACCGGAAGTCGCCGTGTTGCGTAATTCGCTGCCACAATCGGCAAACCGTGCTTCAGTAGTTGATGCACAGCATTAGCTGGGAAACGCATGTCACTGTCAAGAAACAACAAATAGTCTGCGCCACCTTCTAATGCCATGCGCGCCAACTTCATCCGTTGGTCGGCAATCAGAGTGCCGCTTACCATAAGTATATCCAATTTCGACCATTCTGGTGAGGCATAGGTTTGAGCTGACAGGACTGCCAGATCTTTGGCAAAACCGGCATAGACCTCATCTCTAGCCGGTATACAGATCGCTAAGTTCATGCAACGTGTTTCCAACTAATTCTATCTGCAATGTTTGCTACTTGCACATTACTGATATTAAATTGCTTAGAAACAGATAACCTTGACATACCTGCCGACACTTTTTGTCTAATTTCCCTTACAATTTCTTCATTAACCTTCGACCGACCATTTTTTATTCCAATGCCAGCCGTTCCATGAATAATTTTATGAGCGCAGTTTTCCTTGCTCGTCGCCCACACTAAGTTTTTGATATTGTTGTTTTTCTTTGATCCATCAAGATGAGCAGCTTGATATTTACAATTTGGTGGTTCGCCAAAGAATGCAAGCGCAACAAGACGATTTACCGTATGACCTGTTCGCTTTCCATCTTCAGAAATTAAGCTAATACAAAGATAACCATATTTTCTTTCTATTGGCTTTAGAACCTTTCCTGGGTAGCTTGGACCCTTAATTCGTGGAGATTCTGGGCTTACTCTAATTCTTCCTAAATTACTTGCTTGGTATAAACCAATAAAATTAGGAATGTCTCTCCATATCTCAACTTCGGTTACATTCATTTCAATGTACCCTCAAGCAAACCTGCCCCTTCAGCCATAGGACCGTACTCGTCCTCTTCGCTCTCTTCGTACTCTTCCTCTTCACCTTCCTCGTCAGACTCATCAGTGATTGGACCACCAACAACCCAAGCATCGCAAGTTCTTGCCGCAGCACACTTAAAGTCAAAAAAATCGCAAAACCCAAGATCGCCTGCATCAATAGTATCCATCGCATCCTGCTGGCTTCCCTCTTTACCGGCGATCCCTTCCTCGATGCACTTCATCATCGCGGTTGTCTGGACAAATGCCGCGCAGTTCCCGCAACGCTGCGTCTTCGCCTCATCCGGTGATACGTCCCACATCTTGGCTTTCTGCGCCCAGTAGCGGTCGTTCGGCTGGTTGGGGTCCATTGGACCGTAATGCGCCTTATCAATCGCTTTACCGCGATTCTGTAAGTTCACTGTGATGTCGCGCGTGGCGACCGGACATGCTTCAACCATTTTTCTTCGCCTTTCGCGCTGCACGCATATTGTCTACCAAATTCGGGTAGGGTCGCCCTGCCGCTTTCGCCATAGCTTTAGCGGAAGCCTTCTGCTTAGGCGATAGCTTCTTGTCTTTCTTCGTCGGGTCTTTCGTTTCCCATACCTTCTTCATATCACTTCCCCTTGTTCCGTGCAGAAATTGCTTTTGCCTTCGCTTTCGCGTCAGCCTTCGACGATGCGCCCCATGCCTTAAGCGACAACAATAATCGCGTTGGCTTGCCATTCTCGTCACGCTCCGGCCCTGGCATGCCTGCCATGCGAGCGAGGAACGATGCACGGCGAGGATTATCGCCTGACTTTACCGGCGGCTTCAGGTTCATCCCTTGAGCCTTCGCTGAAGCGCGACCCTTCGCGTTCAACCCACCTGCGGGGTTCTTCCCCTCTTTACGCTGCCACGCTGGACTTTTCGCCATCACATAAACCCTTACGACTTATCCAAATTCCAACCTTCACCGGCTGCTATAACACATGTGCGGCCATCAGGCTCTACAGAAGTCAGTGTCCAGCTCTTAGGACCACGGTAAAACTGAAGCGCCAGCTTATTGTCTACCATAATGGGCGGCTGCGCTTCCTCGTGGTATTCACTCAAAAGACCTGCGGCTATCGCTTCCCGTTCGCGGCAAAAGTGCGGCGAGGCGAATATGACTGATGCTAGAAGTAAATGTTCCATCCGAAACTCCTGTACCTCGGAAATCACACAATACCTTTAATAGCACGCTTAATAGGTCTTCCTTTTACCCAAGGTGTCGCTCTTCCGCCAACCAGTGCCGCATTGCCGGCAAAGGTCAGACACAAAGAGTCGGCCAAATCCGGTGACCGCATACCGCGTTTCTTCATCGAGTCCTTCGACTCTACCACAATCTTGCCAGAAGACGTAAAACCATAACGCGGGGCCACAAGCTCATGCCGTAACGCCGACTCAGCGGGGATCTTCACTGTACGGGTCGCAAGCCAATCCTTCACCGCAAGCCACAGCTCATCGCGCAACTTGTTCGCGTTCGGGTTCATGGCAGACGCTTCAGCGACGTTCACATCCCTGACATTGTACCCCATCTCGCGCAGCCGATCCGCAACCCCAGAACCAAGACCAATCGTGTCTACGCAGATCTCGACCGGGTTATCCGTGCGCGCCTCGTTCACAACAGCCCCGACGAGCTGCATCAGATCGAGGCCGCCCCATGACTTGACCTCCATCACGACATTGCCCTTCCGCTTGCACAGAGCAGATCTGTCGGTGCCAAACCGCGCAACGTCTAACCCGTAGATCATCCCGTCTGACACATCGACCGGCACATCTCTCCCCATTGCCGCATCAACTAGCTCTGCCGCAATAAGAGTATCATTATCAGCAACAGCAAATTCTCCCAGTACGCGGATACGATACGCATTGCTGCCCTCGCCATAGGTTGCCTTGATCTGCTCAACGAAGTCCTTCGACACCAATGGAATATCGAGACACGAGACGTGCATTGTGTCCCAGTCAGAGGACAACTCATGGTGCGTCCGGTAAAACAAGCCGCTATTACGCGTCGGGTTACCAATGAGAATTGTACACGCGCTGTGACCAGACATCGACCCTGCCGCTGCCTCAAACACAGGCTCTGGCACTGCTGATGCCTCGTCCACAATCAGCAACACATTCTCTGAGTGAATACCGGCAAGTGCTTCTGGTCGCTCTGAGGACGAGGTACGCGCTGATGCAAAGCTCGACTCTGGCGCTGCCTTCAAGCTAATCCTGTCACTCAGCACATCGAATGAGTCGCGCAATACAGGAGGCAGCTTGTTCACTTGCGCTTTCAGTTCAGAGAACAACGCATCGAACAACTGCCCCGCTGTAGGCGCGGTCATTACGCATTTCTGTGGGAACCGCGTGCACATGACCCAGACAATGGCCCACGAACACACAGTACTTTTACCGACACCGTGACCCGCGCGCACAGAGATGCGCCGCTTCCCTGCCGCGATCTTCCGCAACAGTTCCTCTTGCCACTTTAACGGTGTCTCTCGTAGCACAACGCGGACAAATTTGACCGGATCATTGCGATACAGCCGAATGAAATCCTCAAACTCTTTCGCGTCAGCAGAAGCCTTGCTCATCTCGTAGACCTATTCACTATCTCGTCAGCCTGCATGATCAGATCATCCAATGCCGCATAAGTATATCCCAGAGCCATGTTAAACGCATTGCTTTCACCGGACGAGTCCATCATCGTCGCTTTCTCTTCTCGCCGTCTCAGCGTATCGATCAGGTTAAAGTAAGACGGAACGATCAACGCCAAAAGTTCTTCAGCTTCGCTTTTCACTGAGAGGCTCTCCCCATTTCTCCTTGCCCATCACCCATCCCTCAGACCATGCCTTATGCCGATCGGTGCCAGGCTCAAAAGGATTATGGTCAAACGGGCAGCCATTACGGAATGACAGCATCGCATCAGCCTTCACGGTATTCAGGCTGTTGACGAGCTTATCCCACTCATGAATCGGTTTCAGATTAGTCTTCCACATCAGCGTCTCCCAGCGCGATCTTCCCTATCACGACAGCGTCAACGATCCGCGCAAACTCGCTGTCTCTGTCCATCAACCGCTTCACCATCCGCTGTAAAGCGTCACGATACACTATGAGTTGGGCCTCCAACTGCACAGCTTTCTCAGCAGCAGCGTAATCCATCTCCATCACTTAGCCCTCATTAGCTTCTTCGTAAAAGATAACAGCAACGCATGATGCGCACCGCTATGCCAGTGCTTCTGCATATACGGTTTCGCGTACCACTTATGCTGCGACTCTGGATGGCACCCAATCAGCCCAACCCGTCCCTGTATCACTGCCATCGGATCTCCATTGGCATAACGCGCAATGATCTGGCATCTCCCATCACCGGCAAACGTGCACCCGTCATAGAAATACATCTTCGTGCGAGTGCCGCCCCAATCCACATCTGCAACTGTGCCATAGCTTCGGCGCACATCTGCACCTTCACGCTTGATGTATTGCACGGGCTCTAACCCTGTAAGCAAATCAAAATAGTCTTGCCCAGACCAGTAAGCGCCCATGCAGATGCCTAAGTATTTCCCGCCACGCGCAACAAAATCAGCAATCGCATTTCCCTCACGCCGCTTAAAGAAATCGTAATAGCGACGCGCGTCTCCAACTCCACCGGGGAACGCAACTATATCCACATCATCAAAGCCGTCAGCAAACTCTGTCTCGTCAAATGTGCGAACCTTAAACTCACCCGACAACGCCTCGACCATACCGTCCACGCAGTCCTGCGAGCACTCTGGATCATGGCGAAAGATGGCGATTGCTGGTTTCACTTGTCGCGTGTCACTTCTTGCACAATGCGGATCAGCTTCGCGTTCTCGCGGCGCAAGTCCATCACAACATCGATAGAGTTATCCCGCTGCGTCTCAGCATCGCTTAACCGTTTACGCAGATCTATAATGTGCGCCATCGTCTCGTCATCGCAATGCCGTGAAGCCGCCATCTTACGCTTCGAGTCAAAGCCGACCATTACGAGTTCTCCCTAAGTGCGGCACGGGCGGCTTTGGAATACCAAAGCGCCTCTTCAGCTATCATTTTAGGATCAATGTATTCTTCAGTTGCTATTTCTTTCAACGCTTCCCGCAACCGATCACGCTCCTTACGGAGAAACTCAATCTCATCGGCGGCTTCATGTATAATGTTTGGGCCATCAAGTTTTTCATCGCGATTCTTAAACTCAGCAAACACTCGCAACCGTTCAACTATATCCATCACCCCATCTCCCCTATCAAACGATAAACGCTGCTCTTCGAGATCTGCAACTGCGACGCGATCTCCAATGGCTTCACTCCACCAGCCAATAGCGTCACGATCTCGTCTTTCCGCACAGCCGCAGTAGGCTTCCTGCCCCTGTATTTCCCGTCTCGCTTCGCCTTCTGGATACCCTCACGCTGACGCTCAAGCATGATCTCACGCTCAAACTGCGCCACAGAGCCAATCACATTCAGCATCAGCTTGCCTGTCGGTGTGTGGGTATCAAGATTCATGGCGAGGATACGCAGGCTCGCGCCACGCTTCTCGATCTCAGCGACAATCGTCACTAGATCCGCAACACTGCGAGCAAGCCGGTCCAACTTCGTCACGACAAGCACATCGCCATCACGCAAGTACTGGATGGCCTCATCAAGCCTGTCACGACGCGCGACAGATGACACCTGCTCGTCAAAGATGCGCTCGCACCCTGACGCGGCTAAGTCACGCCGTTGCGCATCGAGCCCTGCGTGCTGGTCATTGGTGGAGGTACGAGCATAACCTATAAGCATACCTTATCTCCGTGTGAGTTTTTCTGATTTCTGGGAGCGGGTTGGCTGCAGCAGGCGCACCCCGGTGGGGGGTCGAGACGGGGGGGGTGTCAATTTTTTGACATGTCAAAAGTTTGACAGTGTCGGTTTCTTGACGGTGTCAATGGTTTGACGGTGTCAGTTATTTGACATGTCAAAAGTTTGACGTCTCCCCGATATCGTCGCGCCTGTTACATGTTACCGATTCCTTTTCCCATTAGCGTTAAAGACTTTGTAAAACTGATTTCCCATAATGTCAAACCGATTTATGTGGGACGCATTTCAATTGTGGAAAACTATTCCAACAAGGGCAAGGTCTATTAGGACACGCTGACAATCTCTCCCTCGATGATATCGCTCGCGGGCAATGCCTTTGCTGAATCGTTCAACCGTTTAAGCGCATCGAGGTGCAGTTGGTGAGTGTGAGTCACGGCAACGTCCACTGTTTGCCTGTCTCCGTAAATCTTTGGCAGTAACCGAGACGCGGTCCACTTCAGCCCATCAAGCGCAACACGCGCAACATCTGGCGGCACTTCCCCCGATACAACTCTCTTGGTCAGGTCTGAAATTTCGTCAGCGTGAGCCATTGCCCTTGCCTCAATCGCGCGGGCGTATTTCCTAGAAAAGCTCTCTTTCTCCCCTAACCACTTCCAAATAGTGAAGTCTGACGGCATGTCTTCATCTTTAGAAACACTATTTACAGAGCGGCCCGCAGCAATCCTTCGGCAGATTTCGTCCTCGATTCCTTCTGACCAAATCGTTGGCCTGCCGTTTTTCTTAGTTTCCTTCGCCATTTTTCCCCGCAATTTCAACGCGTTCCCAAAATCTATAGCACCCGATCCTAAAAAGACAAAATACCGCTTGACGACTCCATATAATTATTCCTATATAGGCTCACCCTAACGGGAAAACAGAAACACGGAAACAAGGAAACACGGAAATGCTTTCACTCATTATTGCAGCCAATGTTATCGCACTTACATTCGGCGTTGCAGCCTTAATCTATTCCGCCATTAGCACTCGCAAGACTGCAAAACTTTGGGCGCAATATCACCCTAATGCGGAATTTTCCCCGATTTGGACGGGCGAGAACGGCAAGCGGTATCGGATGCACATTCCGACGCAACGAATCATTGATGCTCAATAATCATTTGATTGAAACACGGAAACACGGAAAGGATAACACATGGCACGCCCTCTTTACCTTATCGCGCGCGACATTAAATCGGACTGGCAAAAGCCCTATTTCGGCGCGGTCCCGTATATCAGCGCCATGCATACAATTTCAGACATTAACGAAACCTATGGCGTTGAAAGTGCGCGCGGACTTGTCCTTTATTTCCTTGCCAATGCCAATACATGGCGCGGCGAAAAAGCGCGACAAATTAAAGCCGAATTAAAGTCACTTGCGGGGATTAAGTGACATGTCGCAATTGAAAACACGATTAGGAAAAGCTAGCGCCGCAATGCGTTGCGCGGCTTTCGTTAAAGGTTTCAAGGAAGCACGGGCAGGCAAGCCGCTTAACTATGAGGCTTTCCCCATTACTAATGACCAATGGAATTATGAACGCGGACGGCAATTCGCGTTTATTTATGACGGCGCACTGAAAAACGGCGCTAAGCTCACATGGCAAAGTCAAGGCGCGATGCAAAATGCCTTATATGACCGCATCATTATCTGAAACACGGAAAAACAGAAAAGGAACACGGCAATGTATCAAGTCGCCCTCACTATGAAATCGCGCAACGAAAAGACGGGACCTATTCCCGTTTCAACAACGACTTTTGCAACATGCCCGGACGTTTGCCCGTTGCGGGAAAACGGATGCTATGCTGGCAACGGTCCGCTTTTCATGTTTTGGCAGAAAGTAACTGACGGAAACACTGGCACGCTTTGGGCCGATTTTGTTGATCAAATCCGTAAACTAAAGCCGGGCACGCTTTGGCGGCATAATCAAGCAGGTGACTTGCCCGGAAACCGGATTAACATAGACGGCGGCGCTTTGGCGGCGCTTGTCGTTGCTAATGAGGGAAAGCGCGGCTTTACATATACGCACTATGACGTAACGCGGAACGAGAAAAACCGCCAATATGTGAAAAACGCAAACGCGAAGGGTTTCACTGTAAACCTATCGGCGAATAACTTGAAACACGCGGACGCATTGGCGGAAACGAAAGCCGGTCCCGTTGTTGTCGTGTTACCTTCAAGCGTTTCCGGTCCCGCAAAAATCACAACGCCGCAAGGGCGCAAGGTAACGGTTTGCCCCGCGACTTATCGCGACGACGTAACTTGTAAATCATGCGGCTTGTGCGCGTTGCAACGGGAGACAATTGTCGGCTTCCCCGCGCATGGCGTACAGAAAAAACGCGCCGATCAAATCGCGGCTTGATAGGGGAAACGCAATGCATACGTTAACGGCTTTTGACGGATTAATCCTTTTCGGTCCCGTCGTGTTTACTTTTGCGCTTTTCTTTATCGGAAATGCGCTTTTCGGCGAATGACACTCTTGTCTCGCGCGTCATGTGGCGCGCGTTTCACGAATGCCAGTCGGCTTTCGAAACTGAAACACGGGAGACTCTTATGATTTACATTGCAACCGATATTCACGGGCGCGGCGCGCGACATGTATTTGCTTACGATTCGCGCGATGATTTTTCTCGCACGGCTAAGCAATGGCTGGACCGATCCGACTGTTACTTTCGGATTAAGGCGCGCTCATCGGTGAACGATATATGCGACGCGCTATACGATAACGGTCCCGGCTTTGGTGCGCGTTCTCACCGACGCGTCACGCGAAAAGAGGCGCTCCGCCTTAAGCGCGACGGGGTAAACTCGCACGGCTTCTGATTTCCCCATGCCATTCCCCTAATCCCTAAGCGCGACCGGACACGGTTGCGCTTTTCCTTTTTGAGGCTTGCCATGACTCGCACGCGCGACTCTCCCTAATCCTGTAACGCGACACTGTGTCGCACTCTCTCCAATGCTATCACGCGTCATGCGCTTGCGACGGCTTGCCTGATTGCGCGACGCTATGACCGCGACGCTATGACCGCGACGGCGCGCGCTTGTGCGACGCACCATGACCGTCAAAGATTTGACGTGTCAAACGGCTGACGTGCCAAAAATTTGACGCGTCAAGATTTTGACACACGCGGCACCGTCTTATGAGCGACCATTTTCCAATAGAATTTCGCGCTCATGAATCAGTTTGAAATTTAGAAAAACCATTTCGATTTATTTTAGCAATTCCTGACCCCGGTATCCGAAAAACCGAAATCGATTTAGAGGCACCGCCAGCGGCTTTCCCACCCCCACTAGCTTGTACTTATGCTCCCACCCTGCCGATTGCCCTGTGCGGCCTTCCTAATGCGTTTACGGGCATACTCAGAATGGTATCTCATCCCCACCACGCGGCAACGGCTTCCCCGTCCGAGGCCGCTCATCAACCACACTCGCCCCAGGAAACGCATCCTTAGCCTTCGCCACGCCGGTGCTCTCGTAGCGATTGCGCCAACAGACCAGTAGCTCCTCGACGCTCACCACCGTCCCCGGCTCTGCGGCACTCAAGGCTGGCGCATCTGCGTCTTCCCTGACGAGGACCACCGTGTAGGTTCTCCCGCCGCTCTTGGCCTGCCACATGCCGTGACCGAGCGGTTCGTGTCCCTGTTCTTCAGCAGCTTTGGCGAGTGCCTGCCATCCCCGCATGAGGATCGCGGCACGCTGGGCAACCGCGTCAGCGTCCTGCGCCTTGATCGCCTCGTCGAGCTTCTGCTTGGCTGACTCGAACTTCACCGCGAGATCCGGCGCGGCGAGCGACTGAAGACGACGGTAACCCCAAGTGCCTTCCATCTCCCGCGCCAGTCGGTCGAGAGGAGCGAGCGCCGCATCAACCTGCCTCTGCCGCATCTCCCAGACGAGCAGCTCGTTCTGGTTGCTGATTTCTGAAACACGTCTGACCATCAATTCATCCTCACCGCTTGCTCGAACTCCCCACACCAGTCAGACGCGGCGGTGATAGGCCAGCTGCATCCGTAGTGTTGATCCTTGACCGTTCCCGTCGCGGTGACTTGCGGCGGCAGTCTGTGGCACTCGCCTTCAGGCTCGGATTCAGTGTTCTCTTTGAACTCCACCCAAAAGAGACAACGCTCACAGGTCGCATTTTTGAGCGGCTTCTCGCCTTCCTGCTCCTGCATCACCAGCTGGTACAACTGGATGACGGGACGCTCACCCTCATCGCCATCACCACCCCCGATATTGCTCATCGTCTCTCTCCTCTGACCCGCAACTCACCAGCTGCAACTTAGCCTCAAACTTACACCGACAGAACCAGCCGACACCCGAAGCGACATTGTGGGATACCCCTAAAGGGGTATACCCCACCCGACATGTCGCCTCGTGTCGTGTCCAGAAACGACATACTACGACATGTCGGGTGGGGTATACCCCTTTAGG